CTAGATCACGATCACATTTGCTAATAGCTGTATTAAACTCTAAACCTAATTCTTTAAGTTCCCAGTCTAATGGTTCGCCTACAGAATCGCGTGGAATGATAGCACACATAGATCCGCATGCACAAGTAACCCAAATACCACTGTAATCATGTAAACGATTCCAATCTGATATAGTAAAATCTTCAATTAGATAATATTCGCCAGCTTCATCTACTTCAATTCCTAGTTTCTCAAACCAATTGATAGGTTTAAGATCCGGAATATAACCAACTCCATAATAGCGTATACTGCCATCTTTAACTGCTTCTAAATAAGTTTGTTCAGACATTTTTTTGTTTATTGATCTGTGTAATTAAATAGTTGCTTCTAATTTCAATAGTTTCCAATATACGCAATGAAATACGTTTATTCTTGATTTTAATAGCTCGCATAAACGATACACCATAAATGCTTAATTCTTCATCTACTGGTTCACCATCAGGAAACCTTGGTATCACATCACATTGGTTTCCGCATGCACATGTAGTCCAGGATTTAGCCATTATTGCTAAATTCTTCCACTGATCATCTGTTTCCGCACATTCAATAGCAGCTTTCCAGTCAAACGGTGGATTGCCTGCTGCTTCATTATAACTTTGTTCAGTATTCATAATTTTGTGAATTTAAATGTTTTTAAAAATCTATATTGTCAAATGATTTGCTAATCTTTTCCCAATCTTCAATAGCTTTGATAAGCTCTGCAGATCTCTTTTCAATAGCATATAATGTACGAGCTGCTTTTTCTGCATCTCTGTGTACTACATAAACCGCGAATGCTTTACCCAGCATTTTTAATTGTGGATCTTTTGGTTCTCCATCCTTTTCCCTTGGAATGACGGCGCACATGTTACCACATGCGCACGTTGTCCAATCACATGCATAGTCAAGAAGCTTTTTCCAATCAGGAGTATGGTCAAACGTAAACTGAATCTCAGTTTCATTAACCATTATAACGCCCAATTCATAAAACCAATCAAAACCATTTGGGACCGATGCCGCTAACATACTATCCATCGCCGGATCCATATTGGCTTTTAATGCTTTTATGTAACTAACGCTTTTGTCCATCGTCTTTATATGATTTTAGATGATTTACCCGCTTGCTCAGCTTCAAACCTACGTATAAGGACACCAGAGCGCTCCTCAATCTTTAAAAGCGTTTCAAACGCCTTCAATCGCCTGCTATTCCTAATAGCAAAATGAAACTCTACACCAAGATCACTTAACTCCGAATCAAAAGGCTCTCCATCAAACTTCCTAGGTATAACACTACACTGATTGCCTACAGCACACGTTACCCATGCACCACTAAGCTTCTCCAATCGATCCCAATCCTGATTATCATTGTCATTCAAAGAATATACACCAAAGATGTTCTTCTCTGCTCCCAACTCTTCAAACCAATCCACCGGTTTCAAATCCTCTACTAACCTATCTCCAAGGTACTCTAATTCCCCTGATGATACCAATTCTAAATAACTACGTTCTTTATTGCTCATATTCTACCAGTATTTGAATGTATACAGTCGTTAATTCACCACTTCTTAATTTTGTCAATAACTCAGCATTGCAACCCACTTGCTCCATCGCCGAACACAGCAACCTTACACATATACCATATGAATTACTTGGAGTATAAAACGAACCATTCAGCCCGTCTTCAAACCCTGATATATATCCATACTTCAATGACCCAGCAAACCACTTATCACTTATTAGCCCCCAAATCGGAACATACTCATCCAATTTTACGTCACATTCAACTCCAACACTTTCCTTCGTTACAACATTGTAACCTTCCAACGTTTCATACCTTAACATAGTACGCTCATTGAAATACATCATATCATCTAATAACCTACCCTCTGCATCATAATCATAAAAAGGTACTACACATAACCTACTATTATCATAGTCGGCTACAACTTCTTTGAAATTTATCATATGTCTTATTTATAAAAAAAAATTCCCACATATACTCAATTGTCCTTTTTGTGAAGATAACCCAATCAAACACAACTTCCCCTTCTGCGGAAATACTATAATAAACTTTAATTAACCCAGCAACTATCACCTATTACAATACACATTTCATAATCCTCTTTAAAAAGAAATGGAATTTGTTTTTCACAAATTCTAGGCGGAAAGATGGGTAGCTTGCCCAAAGCTAGGGAAGATAGAGTGCTATAACGGATCTTCCCTGTTAACGAATAAGACGAAAAATGAGTAGGCATCTACTGAAAAGCGAATGTAGGAGAGTAGACCAGGAGGGTCGAGTCTACGACTGAAGCGGAATCTGCGTTTTCGACGTTTCGAAGGTAAAGGATATTTCTGACATAATCAATAGGGAATTTTTTAATCTATTGGTAATTAGGTACAAAAATTTACATTGATTTACGAACAGCCCTAGGATTGGAGTTTAGGGAATTGGGAACCGTGCGGTGAAGGAGAGAAGCTTTCTCCAGAGGGAAATGGGATATCTACAGAGGGGAATTTGGGACTTTAATCTACGGTGTGCTGAAGGAGAGAAGCTTTTTATTGATTGTATTGTGTGACCATTACCATGATTACTGATTGTGTTGTTTGCGGAGCTTTGCTCCATTGTGCGTCAGCAGGGGATGACACGAAGTCTCTGGAGCTTTGCTCCCTAGTGAGCTTAGCTCAGCGATGTAAAGAAACTACTCCCCGAAGGGAGTAGGATCTTTGCTAGTGTGGCGCATGAGGGTTGTATGGATACGTGTTGAATAGCCATTTAATTAGTTAAGAAAAAAGACTCTCTTTCGAGAGTCTTTTGGTACTAGTACTAGAAATTGTCTTCGACATCAGAAGGCTTCATGCTGCGTACAAAACGTGGATTGTTTCTGCTATTGGTAGCAACTTCAATCCCAATTTCGCAACCCTTCAAATCATCGATATCAGAACCCTTGAATTTCTGACCAGCTTCAATAACACCTGCATGTGTTAGGAACTTACCAATGATATTGTGCGATACTTTGGTACGTTCTTGGCTGTGGATACGCTCACCAGCCAAATAATCGATGTCGCCAATTGTCATATCTTGCTTTGCAGTAAGATATAGCACTTTCTCCTCACCTGTTGCCTTGTCATCAGCTTCAATGTGAGAGAATATTTGCTGCATCTTTTGAGCTGTTGTTTGCTTCTGAAAGGCTGCATAGTCTTTGATACCAAGCTTCTTAGCTACGGTCTTATCAATACCATCCAAAATACCTTTGATTTCAGCACTATCAACATCACTCACACGTGCATAACCAACCAAGTTCAGCCACGCAATGAATGGTTTACCATCATGTGTTTCCATGTCAACTTGCAATTGGTTGGTCTTGTCAAGGAAGCGATTTTCCTTGTCTTCTTGATGCGTTTCGAATGCATCTTTGATGGTCATTACATACTGACCATCCGCTAACTTTACATAACCTTCGTTACCAACGAAAACCATGTCCTTCAATGAGATTTTACCCATGCCGAGTAATTCAGTTCGCCTATACACTGAGAGGTTTTATGTTGTCAACATTAACAACTAAAAAAAAGAATCCCCCACTTTACCATGCGTCAGCATAGATCCGTGAGGGATTCAATTTAATACTTTTCTTCATTTGGAAGGTATTTTACACAAGCATCGTTCCATTCATCTATGGAAATATTCTTCCTTGCAACTTCACCTAATGTTGTTTTGAATGCATATCCATCTTTGTCCATATCAAAGATAAATCCATCATGAGTACGAAATGAAACAGATCCATCTTTATACTCTCTTAAATCCGTAAGAGATTTGTAATGATCTTCCGCTTGCTTACTGCAAGCTTGAGTCCATTTGTAATCTCTGATGATATCAGATATCCTTGATGCCTGATATAATGCACCAGTGATGCCTAATACAGTCGCTACAGCGATATTCACTGAGCTTGGTTTATCTGCAAACCATGGGAATACAATAAACATCATACATACAATCATACCAATCATATGCATAACTACTGATTCAAACTTGCGCTTAGGCAAGTTGTTTACATCGGCGATTACTTTCTTTACGTTGTTCATAGTGTAGGTGCTGTTTCTTTAGTGAACTCAACACATCAATAAGATTCCACAACCTTCACATGCGTCAGCATGTTACCAGAGGAAAGATTTTTTCCATCTCAAAAATCTCCGAACGGAGCTATTAAAGAGGCCACTCCAGTAGCGGCAGGTACTCCCGTGAAATTCTGAAAAGTGGCATACGGAGTCCCGCTGGCAGAGATTTTAAAAATTTTTTCTAAATTTTTCACAATTACGACAATGCGCGTAGGTTTGATGAAAAAGTGAATGTGGTGAATTAAAGTAGGTGAGGGTTAATTAGTTATGTGTGGTATGGCAAGAGGGATTGTAGAAATAATTATCTTTGAGGGAATCTTTTAATTTGGATGATAATGGCTGGCAAGGAATCTGAGGTAGATGTATGGGATGCATTTAGTTTGGCGTTAGGGATGCAACGAAACGGCATCATAGGGTATACGACGATGGGGTGTAATGATCTTAGTGGCATGTGGGATTTGTATCGTCAGATAGATGCTGATGGGAGCGTTGGGGGCTGTTATGATTTACGGGAAAGCGGATTGTACAGTACGACGATGCGATTAAAGAAGTTGGATGGGGAACTGTTTAGTGTTGGTAGGGTTAGGTGGAGGGTGGAGGTTCGGGTATTTATGTTTGGGAGTTGGAAGGCGAAGCGAAAGTGGGATAATCTACAGGGCACGAAAAAGCCCCTAGGGAGTGGGTAGCTCTAGGGGCTGATGGAATAGAAAAGAAAGCTGGCAGGCAATGGTGCAAATATAACAAATAAACTGGCATGAAAGAAAATTTATTAAGTTTGGTAACGGATGAGGTTTTAATGATGGGATGGTTTGTTTCTGGGTGGATAGTTTGCTATCTTGGGTTTCGTAGTGAGATTCGCAAACGGAATAAGATTATTGAGTTACATGAGCGAATGATTCGCAGGTATCAGTCATTAGAGGGTGCTGCAAAAAATGGTCCGAGCGATGAGACTAGTGAAATGAAACCGCACAAAACCTGGGAATTATTTATTTGCAGAGTTTAACAAATCGATGTCAGTAGATGAAACGTTCAAAAAAGAACCTGAATACATAGCTCAAATAGCAGATTTAACAATGTCAGATGAAAGTTTTGATTTATTACTTAAAGCAGGTTTTCCAGAAGCAGATATTAAAGATGGATTGATTCTTAATATTAGTGGTCACCATCCAGCAAATGGTGTTGAATTAGGATGGTCGTATTATTATGGAAATCACAATGGGCGATGGTTTAGAAATATAATGATGAAAGCAGATTTAAAAGCATTGCAGAAATTAAATAATGAATTAGATGCAAAGGAAAAAGAATCTTATTCAATGGAAGGTGTTAAAGATAAAGATCATCCAATTTATACATTTCCCAATGGATATATTTTAGAATCTTATCATGTATATCATCGATGGTTTCATGAACAGCGTAAAAAAGGTGTTAATGTTACTGTAGATGAATCTGAATTTGAAAATACGTTGAAAGGAGATACTGTTGATATTTATAGAGACTATCCACCGTATGGTCGAATAATAAAAAAAAAACCTGTTGTTGATACTGTAAAAGATGGTGATATCACAATTAGTATTGTTCGGCATCCATTAGCTGATGATAAATATGTTGTAGGCACCGATCCGTACAAAGAACATGCTTCAAGTGATATGGGTTGTGAATTGCCAAATCCAGCTAGTAAGGGAGTTTCGGGACCAAGACACAAAGTAAATATTGAGCCTAGCTGGATTGAACAACAACATCAATTACATAAAGAAGAATATGAAAACGATCTTGTAGAAGTAGTAATGGCTGGAGGTCGCCCGCGTCCTGAAGATGGAGAACCGGAATTGAAACCTCAAATCCGTGATGTAATTGAGTATGAGAAACCGCAACACAAAAAAGATATTGAAAAAGTGTTTGTGAATGGTGAGCTTGTTTGGCAAAGAATAACTTTGTGGAATAAACTTAAAAAATTATGGAAATGGCTATGGAGAAAAAATTAGATCCTCGTATTTTACATATTTCTTCAGATGGACCTGTATCTCAAAAAACAATTGATTTCTTAAATGAAATGGTTGAAAAAGCAAGTGGTGTTTTAGGTATTCCTGCAGAATATCACGATGCTCCAAATTGTGTAAAACCAACGTTAACAAAAGACGGAAAATCAGTTGGAGTAATTATCGTTGGAGGGATTGGAGGTGCATTTGATGGAACGTTGGATCAATTTAAAGAAATGTGGATGAATGCAAAAAAATAATTAAATTCGTAAAAAATATCATATAAAAAATGGAAAAGAACATTGTCATCTCAGGAATTAAAGTTAACGGAAACGGATCTAAAGGATTAGATGTAACGTTTACCCAGGTTGATTATGATGGAATCAGCTATAATAATTCATATGTTTTAAAATCACCAAAACCGGTATCATCAGATTTTAAAGTTTGTTTAGCAGCATTAAAACCACACGTCTTGAAGTTTTTCCGTATGGAAGAAAATGTTCAGGATCTGGATCTTCAAATCCTAGAAATCACAATTGAAGGAAACGGTTTTTATGTAAAAGCAAAAGTGGCAACTGCTGTTAGCTCTGCTCATATGAATACATTGAAATCATGTAAAATCATGGAATCAAATTTCTCAGATTTTGATCTAATGGTTGAAGATGTTACATTGTTAAGAAAAGAAGTTAACAAATATGTGTTAGGCAAATCAAAAGAAGACAGTCGCCAATTCTTAATTGATTATGCAGCAAAATCTAAGAAAGGCGAAATGGCTGAAATGGTCGAAAGTTTGGAACACATGACTGAAGAAGAAGCGCATCAGAAAATGATCCAAATCCTAAGTGACAATGGAGCTATTTTCTTAGAAGAAGGTGGAGTAGGTAAAGCTTAATATCTTTGAGGGATTCTTTTTATTATGGATATATTTAATTCAAAAATAGATACAGGAAAAGCGTCATTTCTCATGCCGAGAGTGAAGTTGGACGAGTCAACCCATACGTATTATGACGACGATGGGTTGGCTTGGACTTCATGCTCTGCATTCTTACATAAATTCAAACCTTTCTTTGACCGCGATGCAATAAGTTATCGCATGGCAAAAAAAGCATTAACCGAACAAGGTATTGCAAATCCTACAAGTACACAGTTATTTGATGCTCAGAAAAAGATTTTAAGTGAATGGGATTTTAAAACAAAAAGATCTCAGGATCACGGAAAGGTGATTCATAAAGCGTTGGAGGATTATGGTAATTCTCTTCCGGTGCAAGATTTGAAGTTGCGAAAGATGGCAAAGCATATTTATGAAACTTACTTCTCGTATGCTCATAAACACTTTAATGAACAAGTATTATGGTTAGATGATATTAATATCGCTGGTACCGCGGATAAGCCGTTATTTCGAAATAATTCAGCTTCACCAATACTTGACATTGCAGATTACAAAACTAACCTTGAAAAAGGAATTGAATTCTATTCAAAGTACGGAAATAGAATGATGGATCCTATTTCGCATTTAGAAGATTGCAATTACATTCATTATGCACTTCAACTAAGTATTTACATGTACATGGGTGAAGTAACATTCGGATGTAAACCAGGAAGAATGTTTATTATTTACATCAGTCCAGAGCTGAAGGAAACAATAATTCATGTTCCTTATCTAAAAAGAGAAGTAGAAGCATTAATTGGCTACTACAAAAACAAATACATTAGTACACTCGATCTCTCTAAATTAAAACCACTACCAGTAGTAAATGCAAGTGATGATGATATAGATGAAGATTCTTATTTTGATTAAATATGCCGGAATTATATTCTGTTGATAAAGAAAATAAGATTGTAGTACACAAAGAAGCGCTCAAGCTGACAAAATATCTCTCGAAGATAAGTCAGCCAGCGCTTCTTTTTATTGCTGTATGCTACGATTATGATGGATTGTTTGCTGCGTTTCCGGAACAGGAGCGCATTAAAAAATCTAAGATGTTTTCTTTTGGAACTGCAACCGTTCCTCAGTTAGATAGTGAAGATATACAAAAAGCAATACAGGAATATTTAGATCTCCAGTATTGTCCACATCGTCGATTGATTACAATATACTCCAACAAAATTGAGGAGTATTTGTTTTTACTTGAAAACGAAAGAGAACCATCAAAAGTTCTTAGCTTCTCAAAAGTTATAGAACAATTGGAAGAAAAAATTGAAAAAGAACAAGAAAAAATCCAAAAAACACAAAAGGAAAAAGCTCGAATTGCAGGCGATCGAAAACTTTCATTTATAGAAGAAATGCAAAACAAAAACAGAGCTGCTAAAAAAGCAAATCTTCGTAAAGATCAGTTTAACAAATCTATGACAATAGAATAAATATGATCACAAAACCTTTTCAACGTGTTCCGTATGTTCCCAGAATAAAGGGAAAAGGCTTTTGTCCGAATCCAATTGCTCGGTATGGAATTCCTATTGAAGCAGATTCAGCTTTAGATCCAGACGTTCAAGGAACTTCACTATGGGAAGAATTTTGGCTGGAGCAGTATGATGCTTTAAAAAATGGTTATGTAACCGGAGGTGTTCGTATTCCTCCACGTTATTATCAGTATTTGAATTTTTGGCCTATGGCGACCGTAGGTAGAGGTCTCCATTTACCTGATCCTACAGATACCGATTTAGAATTAGCAGAGCTTAAAGAAGCCGTTAAAGGCAAATATGGATTGATTATTCCTAAGCGTCGTCGTTGTGGAATGTCAGAAGAAGCAGCAAATGATATTAATTGGAATTTTCGAATGCGCGATGAAGAATATCGCGCTGCAATTATTGCAGGTCGTCAAACTTATGCAGATACCTTAATGCAAAAAGTATCAAGGGGAAACATTCATATGCCACCCGAACTGTTGCTAAATACATTGATATCAAACACTGAAACTGTTATTTGTGGCTATAGAGAAAAAACAGATAAAGGTTATACAGAGAAAGGCAGTATGAATCAAGTGGTTGCAAAAACCGTATTTAACAATCCAAACGTGTTAAAAGGGGAATTGTTGGATGATTGTTATTTTGAAGAATCGGGTGAAAATGATTGGTTAATAGCAACATTCAATGCAAATAAGCATTGTTTTATGGATGGTGATAAAATGGTGGGTACTCCATATGTTTATGGTACTGGTGGTAATATTGCAACAGGATCTGCTGGATTCATGGAAATGTGGCACGAAGCAGAAGCTTTTAAATTAATTCGTGTTCGTATTTACGGTGATCGTAAAAGAAAGCCTTATTATCTTGGAGCTCGTGGCACCGATGGTAAAGTAGAACATGATATTCCTAATTTAATAAAACTATTAAAAGAAGGAAATTATTCTCCAGAACAATTACTTGGATGTGAAGATTCAGAACATGCAATTAAAAAAATTAGAATTGAGCAATCTGAATTAGCTAAACTTAAAAACAAAAAATCTTTTTGGGAAAGTAAACAAAATGATCCATTAACGGACAACGATGTATTCATGGTTGTTGGAGGAAATCAATATGATGTAGATGCATTGACTGAAGCTACGAATCGTATTGGTGAGAATCCTCAAATGTACAAACGTTATAAGTTAGAATGGGAAGTTGACAAAGATGGAATTCCATTACTTCCACGAAAAGTAAAAGCTACCTTAATTGCGGATGATGAAGATCCTGAAATGTGGGTAGAAATTTTAGAAATGCCAAATCTTACTATTCGTAATGGTTACGTTCAAGGATTAGATGGATATGATATCGATAAATCAAATACATCATTATCACTTGGATCTTCTGTAATTATGGGAAATAACAATAGAAGTAAAGTTATCGATCCAGGTAAAATCTATGCTCACATACGTTGCAGACCAAGAAGAAAAGAAATATTTTTTGAAGGATGTGCAATGCTTAGTGTAATGTATAATACGGAAGAAGCATGTATGGTAGATGCTCGTTCTCCAACAGTAATTGATTTTTATGTTAACAATGGATTGTCTAAATATTTAGCACCAAGACCAGTAGCCTTTGATAGTCCAAACTCAGAACAAAATCATGCATTTGGTTATAAAAAATCCACATATACTGTTAAACCATTTATCTCATTAAATCAAACGTGGGTATTAGATTATTCACAACATTGTTGGTTCCCGACAGTAATAAAAGATTTCATTGATTGTGATGTTTCTGTAGTTGATGATAGCGATTGGGATTCACATGATGCCGTAGGATTGGCTAATATCCAACGAGTGTATGGAATGCGTAAAGCAGTTGTTTATAATGCAGAAGACAAATATGATCCAATGGAAGTTGTTAATTGGGCTGAAATAGATGGTGTTTATACTCCAACAAATTTGGATGTTGTTTTTCCCGATGAGAATACTGATTATAGTATCTTTGATGAAAATATAACTGGACAATACGTTATTGATAGTTTAACTGAACAACAAAATTCTTTATTCTGATGGAAAACGAAACACTTAGTGTTATATGGCCGGATGCTGATACCCCTTATTTGGAACAAGCTGAAGCAGGGAAAAAATGTTTGGACTATGCTATTGCGAGGTGGCACCATTCAAAGCAAGATAAAATAGCTCGATTTAAAAGAATTCGTAATTCTTATTTAGGTCGTGTAAACAAAAGTTATTTAAATGCTATTAATAATCAATATGGTGTTGACTTAAAAGTAAAGTTTACAGATTACAGATTAAGTAGTAATAAACTTGATACATTGGTTGGAGAGTTCCAAACAAGAAAATTAAATCATGTCATATATACTACCAATAAAGATGCAGTAAATGAACGTATTAAACGACATAATTTTTTAACTGGAATTTGGGTAGCACAAAAATTTGGAGAGCTTGACAGATTAAAGAAAATGGGTTTTGATCCATTGAATGGAATGCCAGTTCCAAAAGGTGATGATCCTTCAGCTTTTAAAAACTTAGCCGGTTCAAACAAAGCTGAGTTATACATGCAAAAAGCAGTTAATGAACAACTCGATCGGAAATATTTAAAAACAAAATTAACGAATACTTTTCGTGATTTAGCTCTAGATTCTGAATGTCATTTTTATGTTAACTTGGGAGCTAATGGTGATGTAATTACAAGTACAATAAGAACTGAAGATTATTTAGGAATTGAACGCGACAATGATGATTTTGGAGAAACATCGCTTTATGATGGTCGTAGAGTAAAATTTAGCCAATCAGAATTATATCAAACATTTACATTTAATTCTGAAGAAAAACCGTTGATTAAATCATGGTTTTCTGCTGATGTTGGAAATGATACATACATGACAAGAAGTGAATCTACAGGAGAATTACTTTTAGATTGCTATCATTTAGAATGGACGTTTTTAGAACCATTTATTACCAAACGAAGTGTAAGTAAATATAATGGTCAGGTTATAAGTACGATTGTTTCTGCTGATTATTATGAAAGGAATAAAAAGAAAATTGACAAAGAAGTAGAAAAAGGTGCTTATGAAATTGAAATCAAGTATAAAGAATTTACTTGGGAAGGTTGGAGAATAGGCAATTCAATTTATAAAAAAATACAAAAAAAACAAAATGCTATTTTCTCCTGGGATGATCCATTTCCAGCAGTAAGAAGTTATATTAATCTTTATTTTAATACTCAAAATGGAATGCGTATTTCTGTTTTTGAGGCAATGGAAGATGTTAAGCATCAGTATAACTTAGTTCGCTGGCAAATCAATAGAGAGCTCTCAAAAGCAAAAGGAACTATTTTTACTTATGATGAATCATTGTTACCTATAGGAAAAGATGGAAAACCAATAAGTATTAATAAAGTCATTAGTAATATGGTTAATGACGGATTCATGCGATTTGCCTCTAAAGCAGATGGTAACTTATCTGGAAAAAATGTTGATCATAAAGATGCTTTTCAAGTGTTAGATTTAACTCCATCCTCTAATCTTATTACGCTTGTTCAAATAGCTCAAAACCTAGAAGCATTAATTGAAAAAGTATCGTCAGTAAATAACAATCGTGAAGGAAATACAAAAGCTTCAGAGACTGCTACAAATGCACAATCTGATATTATATTATCTCGAACAATTACAGAACCGTTGTTTTATTTCTTTGATTGTTTTATTGAAAAAATACTACATCGTGTTTGTGAATACACAAAAATATCATGGATATTATTCCCTGAACGTGCAGTAAAAGTATTAGGTGTAGAACTTCAAGGTTTTATTGAAGAGAATAAGAATATGCGTTATAATGATTATAATGCAATTGTATTAAATTCACGAAAAGAAGAAGAAATTAAAAGAAAGCTTGATCGATATACTGAGCTTACTTTGAATGCTCGAGAGCTTCCTATCCAGGCTGCATATAAAGCAGCAATGAAAGATACTATTCTTGAGATGCAACAAGAAGTAGAAAAAGGATGGATGCTTCAAAAAGACATGATTGCAAACATGGAAAAACAAAAATCTGAAGCTGCTGCAAATCAACAAAAAATAGCAACAGATCGTGAAGATTTTATTCGAGAAGATGAACAAGCGCATGACATGGAAAAATTAAGATTTAATGCAGATCTTGTTGCTGGAATGAAAACACAAGATGCTGCAAATAAAGCAGTACTAAAAACACAGGAATCTAAATTGAAAGAAATAGATAATGTCGACCAGTAAAACTAATCAATCACAAGCAATCAAGAAGAGTATTGATGCCGATGGCAATGTTCAATATGATCTTCCTGCTTTTTTTGCCCAAGTTTTCAAGTTGGGTGGAACTGATAAGGGATTAGAAATTACTGTTGATCGTTATGGTCGCATTATAAAAATGGTTGAATCCACAGATAGTTCTGGCGGAGGATCTGTAGATTGGGCTGCCATTACATCAAAGCCAGGTTGGATTACGGGAGCTACTGTTGATGGTCAATCAATAGTAACTGCTGCTGATTATGTAGCAATGAGAACATTGTTAGGATTGACAATATCAGCAAATGGACAATCTTTAATTAGTGCTGCTGATTATACAGCAATGAAGGTCTTATTAGGCTTAAATGCAAGTGCTAATGGAGCTTCATTGATAACAGCGGTTGATTATGCTGCAATGAGAGTATTGTTAAGTTTAGATGCTAGTGCTAATGGAATGAGTTTAATTAGTGCTGCAAATTACGCAGCCATGCAAGTATTGCTTGGTGTAAATACTGTTATTCAATCTCCAACTATTAATCTTTATACAACACCAGGCTCTACTACATGGAATAAGCCTGCTGGTGCAAAAATGGTTTTTGTCATTGTTGTAGGTGCCGGTGGTGGTGCAGGATCAGGAAGAAAAGGTGCAGCTGGAGGAGTTCGATGTGGTGGTGGCGGTGGTGGAGCTGGAGGTTATAGTGAACAAATGTTTTCTGCTTCAGTATTAAATCCTACGGAAAACGTATTGGTTGGAACTGGCGGAAATGGAGGCAATTCTGTTTCGCTTAATGGAACAAATGGAAATAATGGAAGTGCTGGAACATTATCTGCATTTGGAGGAACAACAGCAGCAGATTCTCACTTAATAGCAAATGCCGGAACAGCAGGGCAAGGAGGAACAAATGCAACGGGATCAGCAGGAAATGCTGGAACCGGAACAAGATTTAATGGAAATGGAGGAGCAGCAGCACAAGTAACAGGCGGAAATGGATTAACGCCAAGTAGTTCTACAGGAGCCTCTTCTGGAGGAGCATCAGGAGCTGGTATCACAACATTAAATGCAGCATCTGCCGGATCAGCAGGAGGAACACCATTGTTTGGCTTAGATAGCGTTGTTGGAGGAACCGGTGGAGCAATTGCAACAAATGGCGGAAATGGAAATATTATTGCATCTTTATACAAAGGAACAGGTGGTGGTAGTGGTGGATCTAGCTTAGTGGGAAATGCCGGAAGTGGCGGAGCTGGAGTTTATGGTAGTGGGGGAGGTGGAGGAGGAGCATCTGTTGATTCAGTGGGAAATAGTGGGGCAGGAGGAAAAGGTGGAGATGGCGTAGTTGTAGTAATAACAATCTTTTAATAACTTTGAAAAAAATATATACCATGGCAAAAATTGTTACAAAGGCACCTCAGTTTAATAAATTATCAGGTCCTTCAAAAAAAGAATCTTGGGATAATCGCCCTTCATTAAGTTTTGATGAAATGCAATTGCCTGAAGCAAAAAAATGGAGTGTTGGAGATAAATGTATTTTGACTATAGAAACAATAATGACAGAAAATTCTATTCTAGATTATCCTGAAGAAAAAAAAGGAAAACAAGGATTCCGTTTTAAAGTAATTGGAGTTTCTAATCATGAAATGAACGAAAATCCAACGGAAGAAAAAAAGGAAGAAAAAAAATAATTAAATAAAAAAACATGAAATTAATTCACGCAATCCGCAACACAGACCAACAAGCTGCAGGCGGACAAAAAGAAGACAAAGACTTGTCAGCTGAAGAGCTATTCGAAAAAATTCCAGTTTCATCATTTACTGGACCAACGGTACCAGATCCTTCTATTGTAGCATCATCTACAGAACTTACAGAAGAAGAAAAAAAGTTTTTAAATGGAACTGATAAACCAGATCCTGAACCTGGAGACAAAGAAAATAATAAAGCAGATCTAGATCCTAAAGCTGGAGATGAAGGAGATGACAATACAGAAGGTAATACTCCTAAAATATTAGAGGTTGAGTTAACAGATAAAGATATTGTTGAACAGACTTCAACGTTTCATGATTTAGCAAATGAAATTAAATTGCGTAAATTGAATGAAGATTCTATTGAAGAATTTGTTGCAGCAATTGAAGAAAAATTTGAAGAATTAAAAACTTCTGCTTCCATAGAAATTACTGAAGAAAAATATGGTAAAGATGGAGTTAACCTTTTGTCGTTTTTAGAAGAGGGAGGAGATCTTAATGATTTCTTTAATCCAGTTGCAGAGTACTATGAAATGCTTGTGATGCCTGCGGAGAAAAAAGTTCGTGAAGCTTATAAATTAGATGGAAAAGCAGATGCATGGATTGATACGCAAATTGACAAATTAAAAGAAGATGGAAAATTTGATGCTGTTGTAAATAACATTGATAACCAACTTCACAAATTAGCAAAACAAACAATTGCTGATAAAATAAAAGAAAATAACGAATTTCTTGAACAAAGAAAAAATTCTATATTTGTATCGTCGGAGACTGATAATAAAAGGATTATCAAAGAAATTGAGCAACGCAAGGATTTCAATGGTGTTCCTATCTCAGATCAGAGTAAACAAGTAATTAAGAACCGTTGGCTAAAAGGAGAATATCGCAAAGCGTTTGAATCCGATCCAATAGCGGTTACTGATTATATTATGAATAAAGAGTTTGGCGATAAAGTCAAATCCTCAATTAAAACCGCTGCAAGCGCTGATGTAAAAGCAGAGGTTTCTAATAAACTTCATAATTTATCTGATTCGAAAGAACTAAAAAGGTCTGCGGCAGCTTCAGCAACGGAAAAGGGAAAAAGTGACAAGCCGTTTGCTTCTTGGAATAAAATTTATGAGGATTGATAGAGGCATAATGGTTTGAGAAATTATTTCTAATCTCAAAAACCTTATTAGCCATGGGCTTAATGATAAAGACCATGCAACGTCAGTTTGACCAAACTTGTACGCTTGCATCCAATTTGACTGAAAATCAAAAGGTAGCGCCACAAATTCGTGACGTTATTCAATATGCAGAACCACGTATGCTTTCAACCCTAATTGTGGGTGGAGCTCAAACAATGTGGGACACTGTATCAAATAACACTAAAACAAAGATTGGTGTTATCCCTAGTGACAAATTAATCGGTGACGTAGGTTATCGTTATGCTGTTATGGGTCGTTTGCAAAGAAAGACTGTGATCTTAGGACAAGTAGGAACATCAGGATCTGATGGTTCGTTTTCTTTGCGTGTTCGTGAAAATTTATTGTATCCTGGAATGAACGTTGCATTTTATAATGATTCGTTTTCAGCGCGTGTAATGGGACCAGGAACGCCTGCTTCTGTAGCTGGTGGAGGTTGGGTATATCAATTCCAATCAAACAACGGTCACGTATTTGTTTATGCAGATGATGTTGCACCACAAGCAGGAGAAAAGACTTGTTTTGGTGGAAACACTTCGTATGAAGAAGGATCGAAAAGAGGTTACTCACGTGCTTTCTTTGAAGATTATTACATCAACCATTTAACAACTCAACGTAAGTCTTTAGGAATGACTGGAGATGCGTTGACGACAGTTACATGGGTAATGTTCAATAACGACAAAGGATGGTTGTTTGAAAAAGAGCAACAAGTACGTGTTCAGTTTATGATGGAAGATGAACATGCTAAGTGGCATGGTCGCTCGACAATGCGTGATGAAGCAGGTAACTTGTTACAAGTTTCAAATCAGATTGATCCAGCTACAGGAAAACCGATTACTGCCGGTGATGGTTTGATTCCTCAAATTGAAGATGGAAACATTTCTTGGGGTTCTGATACTGATGGAATGGCAACGCTTGACGATCATAAGGACATGATTACTATGTTGAAAAAGTATTCTTCAACAGCGTATGGTTCAGGGATCTCTCAAGAGTTTACTGTTGTAACAGGAACTACTGGTTACTTAAAAGCACAAACGGTACTTCAGTTAGCTTGGGTTAATTCATTTGGTGGAAGTCATCAAAAGACTGGAGCTACGTTAGGCGATGTTGAAGTAGGTGGTAATTTTGATACATTCATCTGGAGTGGAACAAAATTAACATTCTGTGAACATCCAATGTTTTCTGACGAAGAGCGTTATGCAAACAAAGCATCCGACGGTGATCCAATGTTAGCAGGTTCTTATATCTACTTAGATCGTTCTAAGACAGGTAAAGGAAACCAAAGAAACGTTGAAATCTTAACAAAAGGAGCTTATGGAATTAACCGTTCCATGGTATCAACTTATGTTAATGGTTTAACTGGTTGGTTGCAAAAAGATGCTACTTCTGGCGTTGATGCATTAGAATACCATTGCTTGAAGCAAGATGGTATTTTTGTTTACAACATCAAAAGTTGTGGCATCATCAAAAGAAGCTTTATTTAATTAAATATTAATTCACACAGGGGAGATTAACATCTCCCCTTTTATAATTTAACCGATCCCAAAAGATCAAAAAATCCTCAACTATGAGACCTGAAATCAGAAAATTAGGAATTGAAACACCATCAATTCAATATGATGCACAACGCTTGTTTGATATACAAGATGTTGAAATGGGACAAAAAATAGTTATTGTTCAGTCCCTGAACAAAAGTAGAAATGGAGAAAACCAAAAAAAGGTGGATTCTACATTACGATTCCGGAATTATTATAATCGATTGAATAATTGTTATTATGGAATTCCTGTATCAAAAAATGCAGATGGAACGTACAATTGGAAACAAATCTATATCAATGTCCAACAACAATATGATCTCTCCAATAGAAATGAAGCTATTGAGTATCATATTGTAAAAGGACATGCGGAAATAAAAGGATCTGAATTAAACAAGATTTCTGGATTTAAAGCTCGTTTCGAATTATTTGATCCGGAAGAAGACGCAAGAAAAGCTACATTACACAGAAAAACTGTACGTCAACTTGAAGAATGGTTAGGTACATTAAGTGATGAAATGGTAGTTGGTATTGGTAGAACTGTTGTTTCAGGAGCCGACGAAATGTCTGTATTTGTTTTACGTAATGAACTTGAAAAAGCTTGTTCAGCTAAAACATCTATGATGGTTGAACGTATGACAAATATTGAGAAAACAAAAGTGTTAGTAATTATCACTCGTTGTTTATCTACTGGACAAATTGTTCAAGATGAAAAGAAAGGATTTGTTTCTTTTACTGGTCAAGTTCTTGGATATACATTAGAAGGAGCTGCAACGGCTTTATTGATGGATCGCCAAACATTAGCAGTGCTTGATGCTCGTTCTCAAGATTTGTATACAGAAAAACAAAAACGTAGAGAAACTGAGTTAAAAGTATTACAAGATAACTTAGTTGAGAAAAAAGGATTGTTTTTAAGTCAAGAATTAGTTCCAGAGCAAACTCTTTCTAATGATGAGCTAAAAAAGCAAGCTGAAATTTTCAAACAAACATTTAACACAGAATCTGTTGATGTTAACAATGGTGGTTCAAAAAATGAAGTAGATGAAACATTTTTTAAGACTCCAATTAACGAAAGTAAACCAGATGATCTTAAAATTTTTGAAGAAAGTTTGGACGGAAAAACTGCTGAAGAAAAACCGAAAGAAGATTTTGATATTGCTACAGTTGCAGCGGGAGGTGCTAAAACACAAGAAAATCCACCACCACCACCAGCAACACCAGGAAGAAAAAAAGCTAATCCATAATCTTAATTAGAAATAAAAGCTCCTTTAATCAGGAGCTTTTTTTATATTTGAAAAAAAAACCATGCAACACTTAGGCGATTTAATTAATGGAGTATATCGATTATTAAATGCTCAACGTTCACAAAGATGGACTATTGTAGAAGATATTATTCCAGCACTCAATACTGCAACTCGACAATACATTCAAGATTTATATGACGATGTAAAAAAATCTAATCGTCCATATTCATTTGAATCTTTTCAACGAATAAAGAGCTCTTTACGAACTATTGTAGAAAGAAGAAAACCGTTGGTACTTGTTAAAAATATTGCAACATTACCTGATGATTATTGGTATGATATTGGATTATTGGTAAAACTTACTAATTTAATAGAACAACCTTCTACTTCATTGACTTTTAATGAAGAAAAACCAGCGATTATAAATTTCTTAGATCGTCCAAGCGAAACTGATATTCGTCATATGGAGTATAGAAATAATATTGAGATTAAGTATGGTGGAGGATTAAATGGCGTTCAAGCTGCTTATTTAGATTACATTCGTCAACCCAAGTATTTAACAGCGGTTCCTTTTGTTAGTGGATCTTTATTACTTGCAGGTCAAAAATATTGGATTGAAGAAGGAACTTTAAATGATGGTACCACAACATTTACAGAGGGTAGCGTATTTAATGCAGTAGCTTCTGTAGTAGCAACATCTACCGATAGTGTATATGCAATTAGTGATATTGAGATGCCTGTAAACACGCTTGATGAAATTGCTGCAATAGCTGCTCGTTATTTAACTGGAAATTCTGGTGATTATGAACGAAAAAATAATGCAGATTATGAAGCTACTAAAGCTTAATTGCTATCTTTGTTCTCATAACCAATAAAAATAAACGTCAAGATGAACGATTTGAGATTGGCCAAAGTTATGGTTTTTAACCTTCCTATAGCAGGCGATGTTGTCAGCTCTGGAGGTGTTATTACTATTAAAGGCTTGCCACCTATTAAGACGTCCGAGTGGACAAAAGATGTACGAGAAGTTCCTGCTTTAGCAGAAACAAAAAAAGTTCAAACGATTTCATTAACTGCTGCTCCAGCATCAGGAACCTTGTATCAGTTTGGATTGTCTATTGATGAACGCGAACATGGACATACTTTTGGAACTAAAAAGTTTGGACATAAAACGGGTATTGTTACAGGAACTGCTGCAACGGACAAGCATAATATTTATTCTGCATGGGCAGCTAAATATAATCGTCAACCAAGAGTAAATTCTAAAGCATATGCTGTGGTAACACAAACGCATGCTGCTGGAACGTTTACTGTAGGAGCAACGATTACTGGTGCTACTTCGGGAGCAAAAGGAATTGTTATTTCTTCTGCATCAGGAACTGCAAACATTGGAATGATTACGACAAACGTAAACTTTGTCAATGGAGAATCACTTGCATCTTCAACTGGTCCAGGACCATTTGTTGCAGCTGCAGGTCCAACATTAGGAGTTCAATTCAGAGTGTTGGATGATGGAGATTACTATTCTTTAGAAGCTCCATACAATGGTGGCCAAACGCATTTATTGCCAGGATTAAACGTTCCAAAAACTGATATTGTAACTGTTACAGCTGCTGTATATCAATTTGGAACTGGTGCAATTATGGCTCGAATGAAACCAGTTTGGGATAACTTAACCAATAATCTTATTCGTGGTCGCATGGAATTCACTTATGCAACAGAAGATTTTGTTGCTGGTAAAAACTACAATTTAATCATAATTGGAGTTAAAAAGCAAGATGATAATTCTTCTATCATTCATGAGCAAGCTGGTGTAAGAGCTGATTCAGAAACATATTATGGCATTTATGCTGATAATACTGCTGCTGGATATGCTGCTTATCTTGCTGCTTTACAAGCATTATAAAAATTCCCTTTTCCTGATTGAGAAAAAGCGCTCGGTACTTGTACTGGGCGTTTTTTGTTTTGTATCTTTAGCACATGAAAGTAATAGAAATCATAAGTGGACTAGAGCTTATAGCGCAGCGCTTTAAACTCTCAAAAGACTTTCCTATCTCTAGAAGGAATTTGTTGTTTATGCTTAATAATAAGCGGGAAAAACAGATTCGAGAATATGTAGATCGTGGAGATGAAATCGATCCTACTTGGGTACAACGATTGGGAGTATTACCGGTTACATTAGTCACAAAAACTGATGATCCTTCTATTCCAGAATCATGTAAATCCATTGGTAAGTTTGCAATACCAGCTATTATTTCTTTACCTGGGGATCGCGGGCTTTATCGTGTATCAAAACCATCAAATAATCAAAAGTATTACAATATAGATTTTAATTCGTTTTATGAAATGGATGCTTCAGTAGCTCAATTTCATGAAAATTATGTTTGGCGAGAAGAAGCTACTTTTGCAAAAATCCATCCGTATACTCCATTGTTACAAGTATATGCAATTCCACAAAATCCAATGGATGCAACAGTAATTGAAACAACGGATATTCAATCAGGTAATTTAGTATATACTGATGATTATCATCTTGCATTAGAATACGTAGTTTATGATGGATTAGTTATTCATGATGAAACAGAATATAAAATAGGAGAATCATTTGTTGCAGTAAACAATGTTTACGAAGGACCCGGGAAAGTAAAATTAAAAAATTCTAAGCGTCCAATGACTTTAAATGATACATATCCTATAGATGGTAATATGTTAAATACTGTTATTCTTAGAATTATGACAGAAGACTTTAGGTTGACAAAAGAACAAATTTTAGATGTAGAAAACGATGCCCAGATTAGCGACAAAATTACACAAGCAAACTAAACCTCTTGTTATCTTAGCTCATAAAGCTCTTCGTAACATGAATTTAGTCGATGGCGTAACAAAGCAAAATGCAGAAAATGTATTTTGTGATTATATGCAATTGGCTGTGTTTTCGCTATTTGAAAAAGGAAGTTTTACTTTTTATAATGATGCAGTATTAAAAATTGAAAAAAAGCCAGTTGATATTGAAAAGAACATAGCACGACTTAATCATCGTTATCGTTTCCTAAAAGATAAAAACTTTTTGTACGATAGTGATCTAAGAATGGATTATTCAATAACTTTAACTCATCCATTAATGAAAAAAAATTCGTTTGCATTGTGTATAAACAGACAGACGGCGTTGCGATTAAAGAATAAAATAAACAAAGAAAAGTCAACATGAACAAACTTGTTTCTTCTAGTCAAATAATTGCCGATATCAAAGATGAACTTGGTCCAATGTTTATTGACAGTGTACCAATGATTAATCGTTTTATTGCCAGGGAAATTAAAAAGGTTGTTGGTAAAGCTTATTTAACTGCATGTATTTCTGTTGAAACAGTCGATGGGTGTAATTTAGTTTTACCTGATTGTGCAGTTTTATTTGAAGGCGCTATCTGGGGAGATCATGGATGTGAATGTAATAACTTATTTAAAAATTTTTCTTTTCAAAATTACAGAGGATCCCAAGGGGTAAGAATTGGAAATTTAGATACAAACACTTGTGTTGTTTATCCTTCGAAACTTGCAAATGGGGTATTACAGTTTATGTATAATTATCATGATCAAAAGATAACTGTTAAGACTTGGGGATGGCAAAAAGATGATTGTGGTCATATAATGATTCCCGAATTACTTATTGATTATTGTATTGCTGTAGTAAAGTACAAAATGATTGGCCGAAAGATGCATAGTGGCAACACAGATCGATTTATTTGGAATCTATATAAAGAAGCTCAACGATTGTTAGATCTTCGTTATAAGGAAGCTATTGGCAACTCAGTAACAATGGATGATGATGAATATGCAGAAATAGTTGATGTTTTGAATGATCCATTATCTGGAAATCCTTTTCCAAATGGATTACCAAGAATTCCATATGATTCAAATCTATTAATGGTTTAACATTATGGCTGAGCAAAAACATGAACAGTTTGTAAATGGAGGTTGGGAAACAGAACCTGCAGACAATATACAAAAACAAACTACGGTTGTTGACTTAATCAATTGCCGTATTTTAAGCTCTACTGAAGGCGGTAGTTATATTATTGAATTAATTGATGGATCTAAGTTTTCTATTCAACTACCTAAAGAATTTAAGCCAATAGGAAGTGCTTCTGTTGGTCGGAAGGATCTTATTTTATATTGCTGCAATAATCAAGACGACGAACGTGGATATATTGTTTATTGTAACTATGATGAACAATCAGGAACTGCTTCTACAATACCATTGTATTGTTCTTTTGAATTAGCATTTTCTTCAGAAAAAATGATTCGTTCTATCGCTATCAAAGAAACGGATATTAACATCAAAGCATATTTTTGGGATGATAAAAATTCTCCGCGTTCGATGGTTGTTTCTGATTTTCTTAGATACATTACAGAAGAGCACGGAACAACAACTGCTTTTGTTTCTGGTAAAAAGTATATGGTGCTTTCAGGAGTAGTAGCTCAAGGAGCAACAGATTATGGTATAGATGAAATTGAAAATATTTTTACTGCAAACTTAACTGAAACGTTAACGCCTGGAGCTATCATTATTCCATACGTTTCAATTGAGATTCTTAACATTACTGGAAAAGTTACAAATGTAGCACCACGACTTGATAGAATTATTGCTGGTTCATTAAAAGCTGGAAGTAGATATTTTTTTAGTCAGTGTTGTGATCAGTATGGAAATGGTGGTCCATACTCAATTAATTCTCAACCAATATTTGTAACATTTGGTGATATTATATCAAATCCAGTTGCTGTCAATTATCAACTTTATCAAGGAGCTGATAATGAAAAAGACTCAAACAAAGGAATTCGATTAACTGTCGAAAACATTGATCGTCGTTATACACACATAAAAATGATTGCGGTTCGTGTAACAAACGAACTTCAATTTGAAGTACCTATTGTTTTTGCATTTGAGCCTATTACAGCCGATACAATGACATTTGATCATGTTTTAGATCAAGGTATTGATAGTTTTGATATCTCAGAATTGATAGGAAATATTCTTGTTATTCTCAGAAATAAAGATGCGGCTGTTGCATATAATCAGCTTATTATTGGAAACTATGAAACCAGAGCTGCTGTTGATTATGACCTATCTTCAGGAATAACGATTACTACAGTTGATCGTGTATGTCCATTAGATACCGTTCCACAAGATAATGGTGGATTAAATAAAGATTATACAACGGTTGGAGGAACAACAGGAAAAGATTTAACATTAAGTTACATGACTCCCGATGGTGGTACGCCTCCATTGTATAGGTTATTTGCCGGACTTGATTATGTTGTTGAAGGTGGTGATATTGATATCATAAATTCTGGTGGAGGATCTAGAACTATCATTGGAACACCCGGGCCTACATATTGGACAGTATTAACAGATGAAGTTTACTATCTTGTTAATGCGGGATCTCCAGTAGTGCATCCTGTTATTAAAATTCAAAAATATACAGGAAACTTTTTTTATCACAAAATCAACAATGATTGGTTAAACTATAAAGGAACAGCGTATTCTCATTATTACAAAGGTTTGATGGACGACGAAACATATCGCTGGGGCTTTATGCTTGTTGGTTTAGAAGGAGTTCCAGATTATGTTCATTTCTTAGTTGACTATAAAATACCTGCACTAAGTTCAAATATTACAACTTTAAACAATTCCGAGAAGCTTGTTAGTGGAACAATTAAAGGAATCAAAATTAGCGGTATTGATTTTAATGTTATCGTAGATGCACTTAATAAGCATTACGGAGTAAATGATATTACCATTGGTGATCTTTCTAAATACTACAGCGGATGTAGCATTGTAAGAGCTAAGAGAGATAAAACAATTTTAGCACAAGGGTTACTTTGGCCGATGGTTGGGTACTTTAATAAAGTATATCAAATCGGTGCGCCTACAATGCAATTTGATCATTGGGATGATGCTCATGCTACTGGCCGATGGTCGGGTTCGTTTGCATTTTTTTCTCCAGAGATTTTACTTCGAAACAATGAATTAGAATATGAAGATGGAGATCGTCTTGTTATTGATGATTATTTAGATTTATATAAACCTGGAGTAGCAAGTCAAGGCGATTGTCATACGCTTTATACAAATTGGTATCAAAAATATTTTAGAACAGTTCCTTATAATCCTCTTGATCCAGCTCTTGGATCTTCTTTAGAGATTGAAAAAAAGTGGTGTGCTAATTTAAATGTTGGCGAATATTTAACTGTAGGAGCATTAGCTTGGACATCTACGTTTATTGGCGTTACAACAACACCTGCAGGAGGTTGGACTCCAACACCAGATTATGTTACATTTGGAGGTTTTAGATCTAGCGCTCCACATTATGGATTTGTAAATCCATATACAATTCTTTCTGTAAAAAATGAACTTACAACATTTGCAGATGGATTTGGAATGCGTGATTCTGTTAAGCCAAGTTTTAAACCATTGGTTTCAGTACGTCGGCCTAAAAATGTTTTGTATGGTGGTTCAAGCAAAGCGGCAAAAGCAGCTACTGAATATTATTCATGTGGACATTTTCAAAAGTTTGATCAAGATTTTATTAGCTATCTTCAGATTGTAAGTTCTGGGATTATGAATGATGTTGAAGTTTTTGGTGGAGATACCTTCATTAACGCATTTGACTATGTTCGAATGTATGGGCCAAATGATGGAGAAGGAATTACATTAGATGATGCAGCTTTTTCTTATCCAAGTTCTCAGTCATTAATATTTCCAGTAAAATCTACAATCAATTGTGATTTAAGACAAGGACGCCACATTGCAAAAGATTTAAGTTTTGATGTAAATATATCTGGAGTCCGAAATCCGGATGGAATATGTTCTGCAGGAGCTGCTTCGCCAGATCGTCGTGAGCAGTTTGTTTACAATGCTGCATTCTCAACTGATTTAATGTGGGAGTTTCCTTTTATTGCATTTCCTAATAATTACCAAGATCCACGTAAATACGAAAAAACATTTGCTATTAGCTTACAAAAAACAGATGGTGAAATCATTGATAGTTGGAGAAGGTTTTCTGTAAATAGAACATTAAATGTAGAAAACGATAAAGGCCCAATCAATGCAATTCGAAGTAAATTAAACAGATTGTTTTATTGGCAAGAAGATTCCGTAGGTTATGTTCCTATTCGAGAACGCGTATCGTTGGCGAATGCAACTGGTCAGATCATTACACTTGCAGAAAACAATACTATTGATCGTTATGATACATTAAATTCTGATGTAGGATGTCAGCATACTTTTGGTATTGTAGAAACTGAAGATGGTTTTATGTTTTGGGATGCAAAACGAAAAGGATTCTTTTTATTGAAAGGAGGTCAAACGGTAAATCTTAGTTTGGTAAAACAAAACTTTGCTCATTTCAAAAATAACTTTTTTGGTGAATATGTAAATAATGAAGCTCCAATGCTTGGAAGTGGAATGTCATCAGCATATAATAAACGATTTGGTGAAGCAATGTTTTTATTTAAAAATAGACTTGACAAAAACGGAAATACGCTACCTGATGTAATCATTACTTATGATACTATCAATAATCAATTCAACGGAAAATTTATATTTGAGTTAAGTCCAGGAATATTATTGACGCATCTTGACAATCCATTAATGTCAATACCTTTTTTAGATATTGCAACTCCCGGAGAATCTTTCTCTAAAGGCACTTTTTATGAGTATGGAGACTTTGTTTACTATGCATTAGAAGATATTGTTATTCCAGATCCAATTGATCTTAATGATCCAGTATTTTATGCAGTGGGATTACGTGGATCAGTTCATGTGTTAAATCTTGGAGAACCTGGAATGGTGTTTAACATAAACAACAATGCTGAAGTTGAACTTGTTATTAATCCAGCGATAAATGAAACGTTGTTGTTTTCAAATATAAAGTTGAATCAAGCGGGATCAACAGAAAAGTGGACAAAAGTTCAGCATTCAAATAGTTCTCAGTTTGTGGAAGAGGTTATTAAAGGAAGAAACTATAAATTTGTAAACAAACTGTTTGAGTTCAGTATTGCAAAAGATCCGCATAAGTCATTATTCACTGATACATTTCACAGATTACGATTAATTAAAGTGAATCGTGATGCACAATTTCCAGATGCTGGAACGGCACTAAAAGTTAAATTGATGAGTGTTCTTACATACTTCAAAAAATACTTCTAATGATAAAGAAAAAAGCACCTCAATATAAAAAGATGACTGCTGGCGGACCATTTGTAGAAGATGTCGAAACCGCAAATGTTGGAGGTGGCGGAACTGGCGATGCGGCCGGAGGCGAAAGTGATAGTGATAGTGGTGACGATGGTCCATCTGGAAATGCAATTGCGGGTTCTACATTAGCCGCATTAGGATTAGGTCAATCATTGATGGAACCTACAACAATGGAAGATAAGGCTGGAAGCACAATTCTTTCCAGAACAGGACAAGGAGCATCTGCTGGAGCTGTAGGTGGCGCATTAGGCATTGCTATTGGTGCAGGTGCTGGTTTACTTATTGGAGGCACTGAAGCTGTCATTGAATCAGACAAGAAAAAAAAAGCAACTCGCAAAGCAAACTTTGAATTAGATCAATCATTAAGAAATTCTGTACGTGATTCTAAATTTGCTGCGGGAGATTCATTTTCACTTGATGAAAATCCATTAAATTCTATTAATGGAATTGACGAAATCATGAATAGAAAAAAACGCAAAGGAGTAGCAAGTGGGATGGCTGTACAATACTTAGCTAAAGGTGGAAAAGTTGTTGGTCCAGGTGGACCGAAAGATGATAAAGTAAAAGCTAAACTAAGCAAGGGAAGTTTTATTGTTCCATCTGAAAATGCAAAGGTTGCAGAGGTGTTACGTAAAGCTGTTTTAGGAGAAGACACTAAAAAATCAACTGCTACTAAATCGGGGGTTAATGTAATGCTTTCAAATGGAGAACATCACTTTACGCCACAAGAAGTTAAAAAAATGACTGCTGCTGGTATTAACTTGGATCTGTTAGCTCCAGAAGCTGATGAACAATTGAATCCAGGAGTAATGCTTTCAAAAGGATTAAAAAGTGATACCGATAAAAAATCGATTGAAGTTCAGAAAAAAGCAGTTATCGCTTTAATGGTGAAAAAAGGAGTATCTGCGTCAAAAGCAGAAAAGTATGTAAATAGCAATAAAGATTCTCATTTATTAAATCAAAGCAAAGAAAAACTTGATGCTGCTGTTACTGAATTAAAAAAGCCTTCTAAAGGAGATTTGTTGTTTGAAAAAGCAATGAATAGCAACAGTATTTTTGAAAAACAAGAAGCATTTAAAAAGTTAGAACAAATGAATTCTGTTCAACCAATAGATGATTTTAATAAAAAATATTATGCGTTAAGAGATAATATTGCGAAAAGCAAAAAAATATCAGCTTCGCCAAAAGCAAATTCTTTTGATAAAACAGATAAAGATTTTGACATATATTCAAAAGCATTTTCAGTTGAATATAATAAAGCAAAGATGGCATTTGATGCAGTTTCTAGAAATCCAGAAAATTTTAGTTCAGCTCAAATCAAAGCAGTAAAAAATAATTATGATCGTCATGTTAAAGATCAAAAGTTATTAGAGTCTGGAAGTAAAAATTCTGCATCTAAAACTGAGTTTTTAAAATATCCTAGTCTTAGAAATATTCCTATTCCAAAAACAACTTTAGATAAAGTTGAAAAAGAAATTGCAACAAAAGCTAAGCCTGTAACAGCACCAAAAACAGCATCTATTTCAGCCGTATCATTAACTGATCCGGCAGTTGCAGTACCAGAAGTAGCACCAACAATTCCTAAAAAAACAGGAACGGGTGCAGCAAAAGCAAAGAAGCCAGTTATTACAATGGATTCTTTGAAACCAGTTCTTCCATCAGAAGAAGATCAATTAAAAGCAGCTGAAATTGATTTAGCAGGGCTTAAAAAGATTGATGCAGAAAATGAAGCAAAAGCCGCAGCAGCAACTCCAGCAACAGTAACAACTCCTGCAACAGCCGGTAATCCATCACCATACCAAGATAAGAAAGTTACAAAAAGCAAGTTTATTGATGCAATGGGTGGAGCTGCAGGTATTGCATCATTAGGACAACTTGCAATAGGAATCATGGGAAACATTAATGAAGAACGTCCTGTTGATTCGGTAAGCCCTGAATTAATGACGAGATATTTTGATGCTGTGCATGATGAATCAAAAGCTGATCTTGACGCTAAAGAAGGATTTAGTGCTTCAGAATGGAGTAAGATCAATAGTCAGATCGAAACTAACAGAATTCAAACAATGAATGATATTGTAGCTTCTGGTGGTGGAGGAAATGCTTCTCAGCTACGTGCATTATCAACTGATAAAAACAAAGCGCTTATTGACGCTAATATTGCTTCAGAAGGAGTTCAATTACAAAAGAGACAATTTGCAATAGGTGTAAGTGCAAGAGCTGATCAATTAGGTTCAAGTATAAATGAAAGTAGAAGACGTATCTTTACAGATTCATTAACAGAGTTTCAACAAAATCAAGAAGCTTCCGCTGATCTTATTAATGCGGGATTAGGTAACTTTATCAATAATCTTGCTATGAGATCGTTGGAAAAAGAAAAACCGAAAACAACAATTAATATTGGAACGAATCCTACTAAAACAGATAACGTTTAAAAATTATGGCTTTACTTAACTACGGAACAAAAAAAGGTTTGGCCTTTCGCTTTGACTTCAATGCTTATCAACAGCAGCGAGTTCAACGCGAAGCAATGGATCGTCAAGCTCAAATTGATACTGAAAATAAAGTAAAGTATTGGGGTGAAAAGTTTCAACCCGGAAAAGCTTATACAGATGCGGGAAAAGCAGCATTGCAAGAATACTCAAATCAAACATTTGAAAAAATCGGAAACCTTGTTAACAATAATGAAAACTGGGAATCTGATTTTAATACGTATTCAAAAGTATTGCAAATGGCGAGTTCTTTATCTGATAATGAAATTACTGCTGCTGAGATGCGTGTGGAACAAAATCGTTTATTAATGGCTAAAGATATGGCATCTAAAGAATTTGATCCAGATGATTTTGCATCACATATTGATTCTTATGATCGTTTTGCAAAAAGAAAGCCTGGTGAAAAAGTAGATGAATTTGTATATATCGCTCCAGTAAAATATGATTTTGCTGCGGATATGCAAGACCTATCAAAAACAATAAAGAAGACTGAACGAATCGGAACTTTCAATAGTGAGTTTATGGTAAATCGTAAAGCTGCGGATCCTGATCAATTAAGAAGTGTTGCTCGAGCAGCTATTGCCAGTCGTAATGGAAATAGAATTTTAAAGGCATATAAGAAAATGCGGGAATCAGGAAGTAATGAATTTGATACTCCTGAAGAAATGGTAATGGCTACGTTAGATGGATTTATTGGAACAGAAACAGATTTGATTGCTCGTCCACAAAAAAGCAGTTCAGATTCTGATGGTAATAACAATCAATTATTTGATCCTTTTACAACTCAATTACTTCCTCAGTTAGATGGAAGAAATATGAATGATGTTAAATCTTCTGGACTTAAACATTTTATTCCTCTTTCAGAAGATGGTAAGTCAATTAATGTAAATGGAAAAGGTATTTATGTTTTTGATAATTCAAATAAGATTCATGTAATAACAGGATATAGTGGAACATCACAAGAAGCTCCTGCAGTATATGGCATGGCACGATCGGGATATACTGGAAATAAATATGTTGGAGTACAATATGTATTACCTGTAGATCCAGATCGAATGGTTCCTTTGTTCGCAGATCAATATTATTTAAAACCTGAGTATATTCGCAAGCATGTAAGATCTGAAATTCCTGGAGATGAAATAGATCCTAAGTTTAAAGGTAAGATCACTTATGAATTAAACAGCAAAGGTGAAGGAACTGGAAGGATCTTTTTAAATGCAGGTGTTCCAATTAAAGCTAGTGACATTACCAAAGAACAAATAGCAAGATACAATGCTCAATTTGTTGGTCAAAAAACACAAGAAGGTTTAGGAAATAGAGATTCTCAAGATGGAATTCACATTTATGATGGAAAACAATATACTGTTGTAAATGGTCAAATCGTAGATATCAAATGAGCAAAATAAGATTAGATGATCAAGGCATTGTAGAAAAAACTCCAACTGTAGAAGAGTTGGCAAAAGCACGTAAAGAAGGTAAATCAAAATACATTCCTAGCATTGAAGAATTATTAAAAGCTCAAAAAGAAGGAAAATCTAAATTTATACCTGCTGATCAATTAAGGGGAAACTCAACTGATTATATTCCAACTAGGGATGGCTCTAATCAACCAGAAGATGAACCTGGTTATTTTGAGAATATGGCTGCTCGTTTTTCTATTGGAATGGACCAAGTTCAAAAATCTGCATATACAAAACTAAATGCTGATTCAGAGGCTGGAGTAGGTATAGGCTCTATTGTTGAAGATTTATTTGGCGATAAATTTTTAGATAATCGTATTGAAGCACAGAATCAAGAAATATCCGAATCTTCAAAGAATCTCAGAAAACTTAATGAAGATAATACTCCATTAAGCATTTCTAATTTTGTTCAAAAAGGACTTGATTATGTTGGCAATGATTTAGCTGAATTAGTTGGATCTTCAGCAGGGTTAATAGGTGCAAGTATTGGAGGAGGAATTATAGGTAGTGCAATTGCCCCAGGAGCAGGTACCGTTGCAGGTATCTCTTCATTTGCGGGTATGGCATTAGGAGCATCTATTGGTAGATATACAGAATCATTAGCTGAAGCTGGCGATGCTTATACTTCTATCAAAGATGAACTGATAGAAAAAAATAAAAAACTTCCTCCGGCAGAAAAATTAACTAATAAGCAAATCAATGAAAATGCTTTAAAAGGCAGTGATGAAGTTTTTAATAATAATATGAAATTGTTGGTATTGGATATTCCAGCAGCAATGATTTCATTTGGTATAGGACAAAAGCTTGTAACTAATTTTGTTCGCAATTCTACTATGCGAGTAGCGGCCGGAGAATTAATTGCAACAAATGCTGCTGCAAGAACAGCCGCGGGAATTAGTAAAGGATTAACTGTTTCATCATTAGAAGGTGCAGAAGAAGGTCTTCAATATTATTTTCAAGAACAAGCAAAAGCAAGAGTTCAAAATGAAAAGTATGATCCTTCGTTAGCAGAATTGTTCCAGAATGAAGAATTTCGAGAAAGCGTAAAAGGTGGTTTTATTTTAGGTGGATTAATGAATGGCGCTGGATCTGTTTATAATAAGATCTCAGATATCAAAAATGGCATTTCATCTCCAGCAATTGCTAAGAAGTTTCAGCAAGATACACGTATTGCTACGATGTATGATATGCTTGAGCGTGGTCGTGAACATGAACTTAGTGGATGGATTAAATCTTGGACGGATCCTGCAAAAGGAGAATATGCAAAAGCTAATAAGATGAATCCTGAGCAAGCTAAGGAACAAACAGATCAGTTTTTAGAAGAGCTTAATGTTGCTAAAAAATCCTATTATGGCATAGTAAATAATTTTGCTCCTGCTGAAAGAAAAGCAGCATTTGTTAATCAAATGAATGTTATTCATAATGAAAATGAGATTAAAAAATTAAAAGATGTTGCAGGGGCCGAAGATCAAGTAAATTCACGTACTGTTCTTAGTAGCTTAAATGCTTCATTAAATAAACAAGTTACGGCAATACGAAAAGAAAAAGATCCTGAACTTAAAAAAGCATTAGTACTTAAATACGGTGAAATAAAAGATACTTTAAATCTTGCTTCATTAGCATTTGAAAATACATATCCTGAAGCTAGTGCAGCGGGATTAACATTACTTGACAAAGAAGGCCGAATGAAGGCCGTTAACGAATTAAAAAATCCAGTAAAGGAAAAGGT